CCGCTAATGATTCGGGTTTGTGTTTTGGTGGAGCACTTTATGAAGTTTTTCAAAGAGAGAAAAAGATGGTAGTACCGGAGTATTTAGGTTTTCTTGGTAAGAGTTATTCGGATGAGGAAATAGAAAATGCTTTACAATAAAATGGCCGAAGATGAACTTATTGAAAAGGTGAGTGATGACATTAAGGATAATAAAGTTGTCGGTTGGTTCCAAGGGGGTAGTGAATTTGGGCCAAGAGCACTGGGACACCGCAGTATTTTCGCTAATCCTTGCTGGGAGGGTGCCCAGTCCCACCTAAACGACAAAGTAAAGTATCGGGAGTATTGGCGTCCATACGCTCCCATCGTTGCCACAGACGAAGCCAGCAAGTATTTTGAAATTATAGAAACAGAAGCTAATTCGTACATGCTGATGTCTTACAAGGTAAAAGTTGACAATTTACCGGGAATAACTCACGAAGATGGGTCCGCCAGAATACAGACGGTCAATGCGGAACAAAACAATAGAGTTTATAAATTATTAAAATGCATTAAAAATAAGATAGGGGTATCTGTTTTATTAAATACATCGTTCAATCTTGGTGGAGAACCGATTGTAGAGTCACCAAAGGATGCTGTAAAAACATTTACCAACTCGAACATTGATGTTTTAGTGCTAGAGAATTATTACATTACCAAAGGAGGTGATTAAATGGCAGTACAGGATTCATACGATGAGATCGAGGTAGTTCTGGAAGATTTCAAGATCAATCACGAAAAGAATGCCGCTGGAAATAAAGCAGCTGGCACGCGCGCTCGTAAGGCCGCCACAGAGTTGAAGAAATTGTTGACTGATTATCGCAAGGTAAGTATAGCAGCTTCTAGGTGAATCGAATACTTGTAATTGGCGATTTACTAACGGATCGCTATAGGTTTTTAAAGCCGCTCAGATCCGACCCTGCCAATAATGTTACACTTATCGTAGAAAATGAACGAGAAGAAATGGTTGACGGTGGGGCCGGTAATCTGGTGCGGAATCTGAAGTCATTATGTGGAGAGGATGTACATTTCTCGTATGCTGCAGGCAAAGAAAGGCCGATGAAGATAAGGTATTATGTAGATGATCGGTTTATTTTACGAGAAGACAGAGATGATGTTATAAAACATGATGAAGAAGTAATTGATGAATTTGTAGATCTCATAGAGGATAATGATTTTGTGATTATTTCTGATTACCATAAAGGTACTATTGAATCCGCAGACATTGTTCGCATTATAGGAAGTTGCCAAGAGTTAGAAAATGTAACTATCTTTGTAGATACCAATCATGTTTTTCCAGAGCATGTAAATGTGAATTGGTTAAAGATTAACCTAAAAACGGCTAAAGGATGTGTTCGGTCGCCCTCTTTATCAGAGCCAAACATGGCCAGGACTATTTCTGAAAAAAATAATTCTAATGTTATTATTACTAAAGGTGAAGATGGGTTTTTAGCCTATCTAAAAGAGTTAGAGCAACTAATTATTTTCACCAAAGATAAAAATAAAGATTTTGTAGATGCTATAGGAGCGGGCGATACATTTTTAGCTGGGTTTGTATCCTATCTCGCTAAACATAATAAGGAAAAGCTTCCGGCTTTGGTATATGCCGACATAGTAGCTCATTTATCTACCAGTCAATTAGGAACTCTTGATGTAGTAACGGCCGAAGCAGCAGACAAAGAATATAAGAACGCAAAAACCTCTATAAAAGAAGATGAGAATACTTTATATGTCCATCGCACTATTAATAATTTGTAAAGATGAGTTTATAAAAGTAAAAAAAATTATTAATTCATTAGAGAGTGTGGTAGATGAAGTAGTAGTGGTTGTGACGGGGAAAAAGAGGGTTAAAGAGTCGGGCGACTATAAGGTTTTATATTATCCTTGGCACGACTGCTACTCTTCACCACTCAATGCTGGTTTAAGATTGGTTGAATCTGACTGGATCTTCCGAATGGATGCTGATGAAGAAATAGATTCAAAGAATGTAGAAAAAATAAGTAGAGCAGTAAAGATGGAAGGTGTAGATGCTTTTGAGGTGAAGCAAAGAGGTTATCTTCCATTAGGTAGAAATGAATTTGGAGTTAAAAAGGTTCCAACTTATAAAGATTATGATTTTGCAGTTGATGATAAATGTATAAGGTTGTTTAAGAATGACCCAAGAATCTTTTTTGAATTTAATACTCACGAAACTATTTATAACTCTTTAGATAGAGGGGATTTTAAGTATGTAAAGACGGATTTGGTTATTCATCATTGGGGCAAACTTAATATGAAGGAGAAGGCTCCTTATTATTATCAAATAGCAAAAGATAGATTGCGCAGGTATCCAGAAGATTATCAAAGTTACTATTATCTTGGAGTTTCCGCGGAATATATTGGTAAAATAGAAGAAGCGTATCAGGCATTTAAGTCTGGCTACGAAAAGTACCACACTGAATACTATCGAAAACCGATGGATTTTTTAAATAATAAAAGGAGAAAATAATGGCAGATAATAATTCTATCAGCTTGGAAACTTTGCAAGACCAGCAAAAGAATCTTTCTGAGGTTGTTGGAAATTTAACCGCAACCCGCGCTCAGCTTGAAGAGCAGCTGACGGCCGTCCGCAATAATCTAGCTACTAATGCTGGGGCACTTCAGTATGCTAATGCTCTTATTCAGAGTATTACCGAGGTAGCGGAAGAGGAAGAAGTAGCTCTATAATGTAATTTATTCCATCTATAAATGTTTTAGCAAATTTTTGTTTTATATTTATTTTAGGAGTTTTATAGGTTATTTTGTAATTGTTAAAAGTTTAACTCTCTACTGGAACAAAAAAACTAGGTATATCTTTCTTAATGACTCCTTGAGTCGCAAGATTTATACAGCTTTATAACATTTATAGATGGAGAAAATAGATGGCCGAAGTCTTTGTCTCGCCCGGAGTCTATACTCAGGAAATTGATGATACTTTCGTACCCGCTGGCGCGGGTACAATTGGTGCTGCTCTTATTGGGCGCACTACATCAGGCCCTGCGTATAAGCCTGTGCAAGTAAATAATTTTGGTGAATTTAGAGATACGTTTGGTGGTCAGGATGTAACAAAATACATGCCTTACGCCGCTAAGTCTTATCTTAGAAACGGTTCACCTCTTACAGTAGTTCGTGTTCTCGGTAGAGGCACGGTAAACACCGGGCAGGTCGGTGTTATTGCATTCCCTGTTGCTAACCAATACTCCTCATCGGCTATTAGTGGTTCTAATATTGCTATGGCGGTTGTGAAGAGAAGAAGCACCACAGATCTTTGGGATATTAATATGAGTGGTAGCCTTAGCAACTTTGCTCTTTCTGCTAATGGAACTATTGTTACCGGTCTTTCACTTGTTGAATCAGACGGTAATTACATCAAGAAAGTGTTGGGTAATAATCCTCTGCAGGCTTATGATGGTGAGCAGCTTAATGACCTTTATGTAGATGCTGTATTTAATTATGGTTCTGCTCTTGGCCAATTGGGCGGTGACCCCGGCGAAGTATTTTCAAGTATTACTGCTGCTGGTGATTCTTTCAATAAAGTCGTAGGTGGATTCTCTGGTGCTGATACTCCTTGGATAGTTTCACAGAACATGAATGGCACTATTCATAACTTGTGCAAGTTCTCTACTTTGGCTGATGGTAATATTGAGAATAACAAGTATAAAATTTCTATTTCTAATGTAGATACCGCAGCTTCTCAAACCGCTTATCCTAAGTTTACTGTAAGCATTAGAATGGCTAATGATACAGATGAAGAGCCAATCATTCTTGAGAACTTTACAGACGTTGTATTAGATCCTACTAACAAGAATTACATTGCTAGAGTAATCGGTGATAGGAGAACTCAGTTCGATCTTTCACAAGATCCGCCTGAAATTCTATTCAACGGTGATTACCCCAATAAGTCTAAGTATGTTAGAGTATACATGGGTAATTACCCGGCTCAAGCAAGACCGGCTGGATTCCAAGGTGTACCCAGTAACTCTTATGAAAGGCATGGAGCAAGCGTTACTGCGGCTGCCTTACCGTTAAAACAAAACCAGCTTAATTCGGTGAATGCTGTGGATGGACGAATTTTTACAGGAATTAGGTTTCAGGACGTCGGTGTCGAAGATCGTTTGAAGAAGACTATTACTTCTGCTTCAGGTACCACATCTACTGATAATGGTATGTTGATATTTGCTACAACGGCAGATTATTCTGGCTCTGCTGCTGTAAGTAATTATACCTTTATTGATCAGTTGGGTAGTAGCTCAGGTAACTTCTCAACTGTTAATCCGATTCGCTTCACCGTACCTATGTTTGGTGGTTGGGATGGCTTTGATCCTCGCAAGAACCAATTGGAAACTGAACAGTCTACTGGCACCGATACTTTGTCTGGTGATTTTGATAGAGCTATTAAGGTTCTTTCTAATCCCGATGAAGTTGACTTCAATCTTATTGCAATGCCAGGTATTAGTTCTTCAGCCGGCGGAAATCTTACTGATAGATTAATTGATATGTGTGCGGCACGAGCAGATGCTTTTGCTCTTATTGATATAGCTAATACTACTGCAACAGGTGCTGGTTTGAGCTTGTCGGTAGCAAATGCTATATCTGAAGCACAGAATTTTAATTCTAATTACGCTGCTACTTATTATCCGTGGGTTCGTATCAACGACATTGATAATGATAGACTTGTATGGGTGCCGCCTTCGGTGGCAGTCCTAGGGGCTTATTCATTCAATGATAGAGTGGCACAGCCATGGTTCGCACCTGCTGGATTTAATCGTGGTGGATTGGATGAGGTATTAGAAGTTAGAAGGAGATTGACACAGGGGCAGCGTGATACCCTTTACAACAATAACGTCAATCCTATTGCTACTTTCCCAGGTCAAGGCATTGTAGTCTTTGGTCAGAAAACTCTACAGGTAAAACAATCTGTATTGGATAGAGTGAATGTTCGTAGAATGATGATTGAGGTTCGTAAGACTATTGCTGGTTTCTCACGACTCTTCATCTTTGAGCCTAACACAGTTGCTACAAGAGAGCGTCTATTGACTCAGGTCAATGATTATCTCGCTAGTGTACAGGCTGCTAATGGGGTCAATGAGTTCAGAGCTATTTTGGATGAAACTACGACTACACCTGATCTGATTGATAGAAACATCATCAAGGGTAAGATTTTCTTGAAACCCACCACTGCGGCTGAAATCGTTATTTTTGACTTCACCGTCACACCTAACGGCGCAGCTTTTAGTGAGTAAAAGATTTAACGAGATGGGGTTTCGGCCCCATCTTGTTATATTTTTTTGATGAGAAGTGTATTTATTATAGGATGTTTATTAAAATAAAAATGAAGATGGAGATTTAGAATGCCACAGCCTTTTGAAGTTAACGCCATGTTGGCTGACACTTTTGAACCAAAGAGACAAAATAGATTTTTGTTTCAGTTTACTGATGATACATTGCCAGCTTATATTGCTAGAACAGCTTCGCGGCCGTCTTTCACACAGGAAAGTATAACAATTGATTACTTGAACACCAGACGTTATTTGGCTGGTAAGTTTGAGTGGAATACAATGACTATCGGGCTTTACGATCCTATTGCTCCTTCGGCGGCACAGAAGGTTATGGAGTGGGCTCGACTGGCACATGAAACAATTTCTGGTAGAGATGGGTATGCAGCTTTTTATAAAAAGAACTTTAATTTGATTTCTCTTGATCCTGTCGGCGCAGCTGTTGAGAAGTGGGAAATTAGAGGAGCCTTCCTCACCGATGTAACTATGGGTGATTATGATATGGCTTCTGGTGAACCGCTTCCTATTGACATTACAGTTCGCATGGATGAGTGTATACTTAGATACTAAAAGAGTTTTATTAAGGTTTTTTTAAATGTTTTTAGAAAGGAAGTAAATGACAGAAATTAATGTCGATTTGAAAGAAGATCAAGAAGAGCAAGAAGAACAACAAGAACAACCAATTGTTGCACCACAAGAAACATTACGACTTACTCCAGAAGAGGAAGCTGCTTTTAATAGGGCGAGAAATTTAGGACAGCGAGCTGACGAAGTGGCTGGTTTCAAAGTACCAACCGATTTCGTTCAGCTCCCTTCTGGCGGCAAAGTGTATCCTATAAATTCTCACTTACATAATGTAAAAGAACTTGAACTAAGACATCTTACGGCAGCTGACGAAGATATTCTTACTTCTCGTTCGCTGCTTAGAAGTGGTAAGGCTATTGATGCTGTTATTAGTGCTTGTCTTTCGGACAAAAGAATTAATGTTGAAGAGCTTTTGTCTGGAGATAAGAATGCCATTGTTACTTTTCTGCGTGTGAGCGGGTATGGATCTGACTACGAAGTAGAAATGGACTGTCCTTCATGTAGCGAGACAACAAAGCACACTTTTGACTTGGGTAATCTTCAAATGAAGACTCTTGATATAGAATCTACTACGCCTGGAGATAATAGATTTAACTTTCAGTTGCCACAGTCCCAAATTAATGTAGAGTTCAGATTTCTTAATTCTAAGCAAGATAAGGAAATTATGGACGCTCAAGAAAAGATGAAGAAAAGAACTCAATCTCCTATTGATAGAAATATAACTACTCGTTTGAAAAATGTTATTATCGCTATTGAGGGAAATAGTGATCAAGGGTATATTAACCAGTTTGTAGATAACATGAATGTAGGAGACTCGCGAGGATTTCGGAAGTACATGGAAGAAAATACTCCCGATCTTGATATGAATCAAGATTTTGAATGTGTTCATTGTGGCCATAGAGGGGAGGTGGAAATACCGATCACGGTAGGTTTCTTTTGGCCTGACGCCTGAGTCTAAAATTATTGTTTATACTGAAATATTTGATATTGTTTATTACGGCAGGTTGAGTTTTTCTGATGCTTATAATATGCCGGTAGCTTTAAGAAAATTTTGGCTGAAAAAAGTAACTGAAACACTAGAGGACGAAAATAAAAGAAAAGAAGCTGAATTACGTACCCAGGTGCCTGGGTAATACATCCCCTTGTCGTATTTTTTATGATGAGGGGATATTTATTTTGTGTTGTTCTGTGACCCAGGAGATTATCATGTTTGGAATTGAAAAGAAAAACAAAAGGTACCAGATAGACGAAGGACTTTTTGATTTTTTGAAAATTATGGCTGGCGGTAAGTTAGATCTCAAAAACACACCAGACTCTAAGCTGTCCAAAAAAGGCAAAGCGTTGAAGAAGTCAGTTATTGCTTTTCAGGCAGAGATGGAAGATGAAGCTAGAAAAGCTGGTTTCAAAAGTTTAGGTGCTTATGTTGCTCATCAAAAGAAGAAGTTAGGTCAAAGATAATAACTAATTTATAGTTGAATATTCAATGAATGAACAAAGAAAAGCAGAGAGCTATCAAGAAAAAATTGGTGGTAATCTTCATTTAGCTGTTGAGAAACTCGCACAGACCCTCGGTGAGAGTGAAAAGGCTGTTGATGAATGGGGACGCCTTACAGAAGAGGGTGCCAAAAATTTTGCTGGTCTATTAGGTGTAGCTGGTCAAGAACAAATAAAAGCTCAACGAGATATTATAAAAAGTACCGAAAAACTTCAAGCCAAATTTGAAAAAACTTTTAGTCAATTTGCGAGTCGCATCCCTGTCATTGGAAAAGACCTGGAAAAAGGTTTCCAAAAAATGATGAAAAATATGACGCTCAAGATGGATCAATTATTGACCAAAACTTGGGGCAGACTTGGGGCGGGAATGAAGGGCGCGATGAAGAT